GTCCCCTTGCCGCTACTGAGGTCGATGGTGCGATTAAGGAAACAAAGGGCGGTAAGAAGCCGAGCGTTCCACCTGATGCACAAACGGCGGCTTCGGGATCTACGTTATTATTTAAAATCGGAGGATTGTTTTAATGGCCCTGCTTACATTACCATTAAGAAGCGATGTTCCGGCCTTTACGTTTCAAACTGATTTGGATGGGACAACCTATTCTTTCAAGTTTCAATATAATAGCCGGATGGATAGATGGGCTTTTGATATTTCAACTGCTAATGATGAGCCTATAGTTTCAAGGATTCTGGTTGTCACGGGAACGCTATTGCTTGAAAGGTTTTCCGATGCAAGATTACCGCAAGGGGATTTATTCGTTTTTAACAAAGAAGATGAGAATGTGAGCCCTGGCAGAAACGATTTACAGAAGAACGTTTTTATCCTTTACGATGAGGCTGCATAATGGCGCAACTATTTAACAGAAAAGCTATTGTCACGATGGGGCCGAAAGGTGGAGAAGGCGTAAGGATTGAAGGGCTTCGAGTAGCTTTTGACATTACAAAGACAAATAAGAAGTCTGCCAATACCGCAAAGGTAATGATTTACAACCTTAACGAAAGTAACAAGAGCATATTAAAAACAAAAGAAGACCTTTCTTTGACGCTTGAGATTGGCTACGGGATCAACAATATTGATTTACTTTTCACCGGAGATATTGTAAGAAGCTCAACGCAAAGAAGCGGCCCCGATTTTATAAGTACCATTGAAGTTGACGACGGGGACCAGGCATTGACAACTGCAACAATCGATAAAAGCTATGTAGCCGGAACCAACATGAAAACAGTTGTTGACGATGCGCTCCAATCTATGAAGGATGCAGGGCAAATAATTATTGGCACAGTCAATAGTATAAAAGATGACATTGCTCAGAATGGGTTTTCGGCTTCGGGCCTTGCTGCTAATGTGATTGACCAGATTACGAAAAAACAAGGTTTGGAGTTTTCGGTTCAGGATAATGAAACTCAGATATTAGGGGAAAATGAAGACACCGGAGAGGAAGCAATTGTTTTGACACCCTCGACCGGATTAATCGGAAGTCCCAGAATCGGATTGATAGGGAAAGAAGCGGCAAAGATAGACGGCATTGAGTTTAAGGCGTTGATTCAAACGACAAGATTTAAGCCGGGAAGAGTTGCACAAATAAGAAGCCGCGAGGTTGATGGATTCTTTAAAATATTAAAATCTAAGTTTACGGGCGACACCCACGCTCCGGCATGGTTTGTTACTTGTGAGGCGCAAACGATATGAAAGGAACTCCGACACTTGCAGAGCTTTTAATTCAGGCAATCAGGGGAGAGCTTTTAGACATTCACACCTGTTTGCCTGCTAAGATCCAAAAGTATGATCCTGGAACTCAAAAGGCAGATGTTATCCCATTGCTGAAGAAGAAATATAAATTTGATGCGGAACCAACGGACCTTCCAATTATTACCAATGTTCCAGTTCAATGGCCTTCGGCAAATGACGGGGCCGCGTTTATTCATCTTCCTTTAAAAGCTGGTGATATAGGTTGGGTTGTTTTTGCAGAGCGTTCAATCGATACATGGCTTGCTGGTGAGGGCGCCAGTGTTTCCCCAGAAGATTCAAGGCATCATGATTTAAGTGACGCGATGTTTATGCCAGGAGGGTTGCCATTTAAAAAGGCCTTGTCGATATCGAGCCCGGATAACATGACATTGAAAAATAATAACATGACTATTGAAATCGATCCATCCGGTAAGATAAAAATTGAAGGATCGAGCCAAGAACTCTTAGCAGTAATTGATAGTTTCATGGGAAATGTTATTAGCGCAAACGTATTGATCGGGAGTGGGTCATCGGCGGGTCCGTGGCCCTTAGACCCTGCAACTATAGCAGCATTAACCCAAGATCAAGTTAATTTGAATACTTTAAAAATATGAACGATATTCAGATAAATACAGCAACGGAAGATATTGAGCTTGTTGGCAATGACTTCGTATTGACTGAGGGAGTTGACGCTATAAGTCAACATTTATCCCAGCGACTTAAAACCTTTCTCAATGAATGGTTCCTTGATAATAGAATCGGAGTTCCTTATTTTGAGCATGTACTTAAAAAGAACTTTGATGCGGTTGTTGTCGATACGGTGTTTAAAAAAGTAATTATAGATACTCCCGGAGTGCTTGAGCTCTTATCCTTTAAAGCTGATTTAGATAATTCATCAAGAACTTTAAATATTACATTTAGAGCGAGAACTTCAGAAGGAATAATAAATTTTAGTGAGGAGCTACCATAATGGCCGGATTAGATGAATTTGGATTGACGATTAAGCGCCTTGCAGAGATCGAGGTCGAAATAGAGGCATTGTTGAGGGTGGCTTTTGGCGATCAAATTAACACATTACCACAAAGTGTTATCGGACAATTAGTTGCTATCTTTGCAGAGCGAGAGGCTTTGCTTTGGGAACTTGTAGAAGCTGTTTATGATAGCCAATATCCAGACTCGGCAGAGGGAGCAAGCTTCGACCAGGTTGGAACGTTGACAGGATTCACAAGACTTCCGGCGATTGCATCGGTTATTGCAGAACAAGCCTTTTTTGGTACTATTTCAACAGTCATCCCGGCAGGAACTATTTTAAGCGTAAGCGGTGATAGCGCATCGAAGTTTGCAACTGACAATGAAGTTACTTTAGCGGCAGGGACCGATGAAATTCAAGATATAGACTTTAGCGCACCGCCGACAACCGGAACATTTAAACTTGTATTTGAAGGCGAAACAACCGCCGCCATAAATTGGGATGACACAAACACTGAAGTCCAAACGGCCTTAAATGCGTTGACGGCTTTATCTGGAGTTGTCGTAACGGGAGATTTTACCGCCGGATTTACTATTACCTTTTCGGGGGCCGATGGGGTTCAGCCTCAAATAGCTTTAACCTCAACTGATAATACCCTTAGTGATGGCGGGGCAATTACAATCAATATTGCGGAGACAACTCCGGGAGTATTCCAAGGGACAACAACGATGACGGCAACCATAACGGGGCCAGTTGTTGCAAACTCTGAAACGCTTACCGTTGTTGATAATCCTATTGCCGGCTTAACGTCCACATTCAACCCTGAAGATGCAACTGTGGGCCGAGACATAGAAGCTGATGCCGAAGCCCGTATACGGCGAAACACACGTCTCCAGATAAGTATTGCGGGACCAGTTGAAGCCATAAGGAATAATATATTAAATCTCAATGAGGTTTTGGGATCTATTCAACTTGAAGATGTCAGAGTTTTCGAGAATACAACCTTATCAGTTGATGCAAGAGGCATTCCTGGCAAAGCATTTGAATCGTTTGTATTTCAGGCCGGAGCCGTAGAAACTAGAGATCAAGAAATTATTGATGCAATAGGGCGAGCAAAGCCCGCTGGAATAGAGGCTCATGGTGATGTTTCGGGAACCTACACGGACAGCCAAGGGTTTGACCATACTATTAAATTCTCAAGGCCCACAGAGATTGATATTTATCTTGAACTTGACTTAACTGTTACTTCAGATTATCCTACTGATGGAGATACACAAGTTGAGAATATCATGGTATCATGGGGCGATGGACTCGGAACTGGTCAAGATGTGATTGTTTTTGGGTCAAATTCGTTGATATCTCAAGTGAATGATGTCCCGGGCATTAAAGATGTTGTTGTTAGGGTCAAAGACGGGGCAGGACCGACAACGGATGATAACATTGTGATTGATGATGGGATTACGCCAGGCATTGATGTTGAAAAATCAAGCTGGGATACCAGCAGAATAACAATAGCACACGTATAAAATATGGCTGAACAAATAACAACACATGCAGCAGACGCAAAGGCAAGGCTTCTTTTCCAGTATCAAGGGAAAACTAACATTGAAGCCCTGTTGGATTCTCTAGGCGGGCAGCAAATACAGGACTTAGAAGATATCTTATTTGATATCAATTCAAGGCTTGATATTGACAATAGTGAAGGGGTGCAGTTAGACAATATTGGAACTATAGTCGGGCAACCTAGAAACGGTCAAGATGATATGACCTATAAGCTGTTTTTGAAAGCAAAGGCGGGGGTCAATGTCTCTGAAGGTGATGTCGAAAGAGTCTTATCAGTATGGAAGATTATTACAGGCGGAACGATTGTTCAAGTTATAGATCAATATCCAGCGGCAATTGAATTATTTTCAGATGTTCCTGTTCCTGGCGAACTTGAAGTTGAAGCCTTTGCCTTAATGCAAGAGGTTGTCGGCGCGGGAATCAGCATAACCTCTTCAATCATATCGCCTGACAATGCTTTCGGCTTTGAGAATAGTATTGATACCTTGGGTTTTGATGATTTATTCTCTACAGGTCAAAACACTTCTGCGAGCGCTTTTAAATTAATAGATTCAGGCGCTAATTTTGGGCCAGACGGCACAGTTCCAGGAAGTGAAGCTATTGAAGTAATGGGAAATGTAAAAGCACTAGTGGTAAGCATAGATAGCACAATTCAATTAACGTTAGATACCGATATATTCCCATCTACCCCTCTTTATTATGAGGTAATAGATGGTGGCGGTGGTGGTCTTTCAGAAGTTCAAGGTTCATAAAGGAGATATATAATGCCAAGAAATAATCCAAAACCCGGCGGGAAAGTAGATTGGGACGCAACAGGCAACATCATCGAGCCAAATGCAGGGAGGAAAACTTCAGGTTGGTTGTTTAGCGTTAAACCACCGGCTCAAAATTTCAATTGGCTTTGGAATTTGCTCAGCTTACAACAATTTTATTCGAATGCACAAGTCGAAGATTGGATTGTTATTGATTCCGATGCCGATGAGGGCGATTATTCAACATTGACGGCATATCTAGCAGATTCCCCAGTAGCAGGGGATAGACTACTCATCAAAGAAGACCAGACCGTTACGGTTCAAACAGTCATCCCTTCAGATATAACGATAAAATTTCTCGACGGTGCCGGTATTCTTTGCGCGACAAATATCGCAACGTCAGTTTTGCAATTAGGTAGCAATATTGTTATTGAAAGCGTTTTAAATGTTATTCTAAGTCAAACAGGAACAACAGACAAGGCAGTTGAATTCAACGGCGATAACGTAACAGGTCAAATCAATATTGAAAATGCTTCAACGGGAATATTGACAACAGCATTTAGTATGAATTCAGGAAAAGAAGGAAATAAAATTGATGGTATTATCAGTAACACAGGGGCCGGAGCAATAACAAATAAATTTACCGATAACAGCTCAAAGGCATCGAATGATTTAATCGTTCGCGATTTAGACGAAGATAATTTGATTATTTCACATTCACACGCCGCGCCAAACAATTTGTTGATTAATGGTTGTTTCTCTGTCTTTCAAAGAGGCGCAACATTCGATTCGGGAACAACCCCTGCGAATGATAATGATACATATTTGGCTGATAGATGGAAGCTGCTTTCAGATGGGGATGATATTGTTGATGTTTCAAAAGATGAATCAGGGAGGCCGACCGGAAGTAAATCGTCAATCAAATTTGATATTGAAACTGCAAATAAAAAATTCGGCATTATTCAATTTGTTGAAGGGATTAATACCCGGAAAATAATAGGCGGAAAGGTATTTTTATCTTTCAAAGCCAAAGTTTCAGGCGGCGCAACAATTAACAATTTGAGAGCGGCGGTTTTGAGTTGGGATGGAACGGAAGATACATTAACCTCTGATGTTGTTGCGGCATGGGGCGCAGCCGGTGTCAATCCGACATTGGTTGGAAATTGGACTTTTGAGAATATAGCTTCGAATTTAGAATTATCAACATCTTATCGAACTTTTAAAATCAAGAATATAGATATTGACACAGCCAGTGCAAAGAATATTGCGGTGTTTATTTGGGTTGATGATACGGATGCAACGATCGGGGATATTGTCAATATTACAGATATTCAACTTGAAGCTGGGGATAAAGTTTCATCTTTTTTAGACAGAGACATTCAAACAGAGATCGCTCAATGCGAGAGATATTATGAGGTTAGTGATGGCAATAACTCCATATTTAGCTCAGACGTTACTAACGCTCTCGCATACCGTAACAATATCGGTTTTGTCGTAACAAAGAGATTTAATCCGACTGTGGTTCTTACGAACTTCGGCTCGCCGTCTAATTTTCCGGCAGCGACAGGCCCGGTTAGTTTTATCGGGGCGCATGGTTTTTCAGAGCAGAGAGTAGCCAACGGTACTGGTAACGGCTTTTTTGGGTCAGAATGGACAGCGGAATCCGAATTATAAAATCAATTAACGGAGGTTTAAAATGAAAAGAATTATCATATTATCAATATTATTGATCGCAAGCATAGCATTTGCGGCCCCGAAATTTAGGGAATCAAGCGATTCCTTGCGAGTTCCGGGGACGGCAGTAATTAAAGTTTTTGAAAGCTATTCAACGGTAGGTGTTGGCATACCAATTGACCCTGATTTCTTAGCTAATGATGGGAGTTGGCAAATAGTAGTCAATGGTGCGGCTCCAGTATATGAGATTGCAATTGAGGGGTCTCTTGTAAGCGCCGATGGCCCATATGAGCCTATGAGTACTATTGACCAAACTGATGTGAAATTGAGGCACTGGAATGGTAAGCCTGTTCCATATACTCAAGCTATTCTTAACAATATATCCGGCGGTGGGTCTATTGATCTTTATTTGATAAAGAGAGGTAATTAATAATGAAAAAGTTATTTGTAATCTTCCTTTTATTAATTCCGATATCTGCCTATTCCCTAGTAGTAAGCGGTGTTGATGGCGGCGGCAATGCCGATACTCTCGAAGGGCAAAATGGTTCATATTATCTTGATGTTGGAAACGCGACAGGAACCTTACCGCCTTCATCATTTAATAATATAAGTGCCGCGACAGTAAACACAACCGGCGATATATTTGCCGACGGCTTTATTGATGGCTTGAAATCAATGGGGTCGCTGTCTGATGATAATGCAGGGCTAGGAACGCCATATGATATGTTTACAACTTTTACAATATATACATCATACGGTGCAACAAGTTCTTCAAGCAATGTTACGGCTGATGCAAGTGCTGGAACTATAACGCTTGATTCAGGTGTTCCCGGTGAATTTATGTTTAGTGTAGATGCCTCGGTGACTGGCGTGAATGAGCCTGAATTAACATATGCAGTCTTTAGAAATGACACAACTGAATTAATATCCTTCGATAGACCTATTTCTGGGGTACACCATCACAGACCAACTTTTCATAGTATTTCAGGTGGCGCAACCTTTGCGAATCTAACCGCGATTAGATATCTATATGAAGCAGAAGGGGATCAAATACAGATAAATGAAGTAAACGAAACACCGGGCTTTGTATACGATATTACTTTTAATAGTAATGTGTTATATCCTACTGGCGTAGAGTTTATTAATGCTCTATATGATGGGAATAATAGTGGCGATGAGGTAGAAGTTCGGATTTTCAGCAATACATCATCTGCTTATCATGAAATGCGCGCCGCTGTTGGTGATTTGCCTGATGCGAAAGGGTCGGATGCGTTCAGAAATTACCGAAGAGAATTTGAAGTTCCAGAACCTATTGCAGATTATGTTAACGTGTCACTGAGAGAGACAAAAATAAAGATAATTCATACTGACCCTGGAAGTGTTGCTCATGACTTATATCTTGATAAGTTGCAATTGCATGATGCTCATGGTACATCTGCTTTGAGTTTTAAACATATAGTTGCGCTGGCTGTTGGGGATACTATATCATTAAAAATAAAAAGCAATCAAGAGGCACCCATTTATGTGAAAAATTTACATTTTCACTTAGGGAAAGAAAGTAATTAAAAAAGGCACAAAATGTACTCAATTGACTGCTATATAAGGACAAATAATCAAGGTATCAGAACAGCTGTCACGGCTATTTTACCTGATAAAAATGACCCCCGCGTTAATATCTACGACTACAGGTTAAAGGAAGATGTAGACGAGGAGGGGGTAGGATTTTTGCATGCCATGATTCGCTTTGATTTAAAGTCAGATAGGGACAGCATTCTTAATAGTATAAAGGGTTTAAATGGTGTTATTAACGCCTGTGAGGATGGTTCTTTTGTGCGCCCCCATATATGTGGCGGTGATGATGAGCCCTGCGTAATTGAGGACGGAGGGGTTTATAAATAATGTCATTAGCTGGTGGGCTTATATCCGTATGGCACATGAACGGCGACTGGCTCGACTCTTTCGGGAGTAATGATGCTACAGCCGTCGGGGCCACTTTTGACTCGGTTAATCAAAAGCTAGGGGTTGCTTGTGGGAATTTTGACGGCACAGACGACCTCATTCATGTTGGGCCGGCTGTTATTCAATCGGCAGGAACTCTCTCTTTTTGGATGCGCCCTAATTGGAATAGCGGAGATTCGGCCAATAGGATTTTATTTGAGTCAATAGCTGGAAACAGCTGGTTTAGACTGCAGCATTTCCAAGATAATAACTGGTATTTCCAGTGGGTAACTGGCGGGATAGGTTTTAATGTAGTAATATCGTCAGCGACAATGGTAGTAGTGAGTGGGGTCTGGTCCCTTATGACGATAACTTGGGACGATGCGGCAAATACAATGGAGTGGTTTCAGAATACCGTATCTAAAGGAGTTAGAACGCTTCCTCTTACGACCCACGCCCTAACAAATAATTTCTATATGGGGGCGACAAGCGGAAATACTATTAATTATAACGGCAAATACGATGAAGTTGCCACGTGGGGCAGAGTTTTAACCTCCGCGGAAATAGCTGAGGTGTGGAACGGAGGTTCAGGGATAGAAATACCGCCAACAATAGCCGCCGCAGGTCGCAGGCGTAGAATGCTTTTAGGGAGAAATTAAATGAATTATAAATCACAAGTGGTTCAAGATGTGAGTATCCGAATTCATTCAATCAAAGATGACGGAACAGATAATACAGGCGATGCCGCTAATCTCTCAACAGTCATTCTTGACCCTGATGGGAATGAACTTGAAGGAACAACGGATTATACAGAAGCAACTTTCGATGAAATCGGATCAACCGGTAAGTATGATTGTTTGTTTCCAGGTGCCGCGGGTGATAAAGTTTTTATATCGGTCGATCAAGATAATCCATACACAATTAATCTTATAAGCTCAACCGCCGACATAGGATCAAGCGGAAAAGATATTCGCATCGTAAGTCGCTATATCTGGGAACTCCCAACAGTTGCGGAAATATGGTCAAATGCAACAAGAACAATGACTTCATTCGGGACTTTGGTTGCCGATATCTGGGCGAATGTTTCAAGGACGCTTACTGATAAAACCGGATTCGAGATTTCAGGGACAAAAACAAAGCTGGACGATTTGAACGATCTTTCTCTTGGAGATATCCAGGGCGAGATTCAAAACGGTGTTCTGGCAAAAAGAATCATTATCACCGGAGATCCCTTTGAGATTGTCGAAGGCAATATTAAAACACTTGTTATTACTCTGGGAACCGAATGGGACTTAACTGGAAAATTTGTTTATTTCGTAATGTCGAAAATAAACTCTTCTGATGATCCTATTGTTAACAGGAAGGCTACAATTACGGATACTATTAACGGTATTGCTGAAATTGATTTACTCGCCACAGAAACAACACCGCAAGGATGCTATGAATATCAGATTGAACTCAGAAGAGATCCTGAAGATGATGAGCCAGAGACCGCGATGGAAGGGACGGCGGAAATAACCGAGAACCTAAGGAGCTAAAAAATGTCACTAGACGAAATATCAAGGGCGATCGGCGGCATGGAATCTTCTATAAAATCACTACACGAAGATCATCAAGAATTGAGGCTAGACGTTAAAACAATGCTTAAGGATTTACAGAGCCAACGAACTAGAATAGCCTTTATGTCTGGGGGGCTGGGCGCGATTATGGGCTTTGCGTCCGCATGGATAAAAACTCATTGGGGGAAATAATGACTACATCACAAAAACAACGACGATTTTCATGGTTAGTAAGTTGTCTTATTGATTGGGCCTACAAAAATGGCTATGAAATTGTTCTTGGTGAAACATATAGAACCAAAGAGCAGCAAGCTATATATGTTCAAACTGGCAAATCAAAAACTATGAATAGTAAGCATTTAAAATGCCTGGCAATCGATATAAATTTATTCAAAGATAATAAATATTTAACTGAAACGCCTGATTATGAGCCACTTGGCAAATATTGGAAATCACTTGACCCCGAGTGTGTCTGGGGCGGTGATTGGGGGTGGGATGGTGGTCATTTTCAATTTACTAAATAAAATACTATTAATCGCTCTCATCTTTATGGCAGTAGGCTGTACTGTAAAAACTCAAATCATAGAGCCCGACGGCAGCATTTATGTCATTAAAAGCAAATCTGATTCATTGGTATCCGTGAAGAGTAATGATGTTGATATCATAGTAGACAATAGAGGCAAGCCAAATATATTTCAAAGCTTGCTTGAGTTTATATTTTTTAAATCATCTGAAATAACTCAGATAAAATAACGGAGGTAGTAAAGATGGAAATATTGGCTATACTGAAATTGATTCCCGTGATTATGTCAATCGTGGAGGTTGGAAAAAGGTTTATACCGAAGAAAAAGAGAAAGATTGTTAATCCTATCCTTGCAGGGATAACTGGCCTTATCGGTGCGTACATGGCCGGCGGCACGACAGAAATACTTAACTTGCTTGTTATCGGTGGAACCGCAGCTCTTGGCGCTATCGGAGCTTACAAGATTCCGAAAGAGATCAGCCGAAAGATGGGTATAGAGCCTCAGAAATAATCTCCTACGCCCGGCGCTCTCCTAGTCGGGCATTCCCACGCCGCCCCTTGTCTGGTCAATGAGGGGCGGTTTTTTTATTGCTCCCTCCCTTAGCCGTTATCCTTAATTGGATAGCGGTTTTTTTATTGCCTGTATATTTATTTTCAAATAATCCTTGCTTTTTATTTTATAGCGTGTATAATAGTATTTATAAGTTATTAAACAATTAAACGGGAGAAAGAAATGAAGAAATTTAAAGCAGGAGATATAGTTAAACCTTGTGATGGTAGCTCTGTTCTAGGCATAGGGGATGATGGGAAATTTGATAATGGAGTTCATGGCATATATTAATGAACGGGAATGGGAAGTGCTTGCAGTTGATTGTGATTTGCCTGTTAGGACTCCCGATATTATGAAGAACAGGAATAATACTATATTAAGAGCATTGGACAATAATCAAGTGATATTTATACGAAGTGAATATCTAGTATTGAAGCATCGTTGTAATGCTTGCCCTAATTGCGGCAAAGATATTTAAGGGGGATATATGAATATAGGACTACAAATAAAGGTAGCAAGAGTAGAGAAGGAATGGACTCAGGAAGAATTGAGTGAGGCGACTAGAACGCCAGAAGAAAAACCTGTTTCAATAGCAACAATAATAAACATTGAGAAAGATCAGGGCAATCCCAAACTAAAGACAATATTAAGATTGCTCAAACAACTAGATTACAAATTGAGAATTGAAAGGTAGAAGCAGTTACACTTTGGATGAATAAGGAGGGGTAAGATGATTCAATTAAAAACAGGTGACTTTATAGAGGCTTCAAATATTACCGCAATTCGGATAGGCAAGAGGATTGTTAAGAATGAAAAAACATATCAAACACTTTCTCATCCTCCTAGGGTGCTAGTTGATTTCAGCCGGAATAATGTAATTTGTATACCGTTTAAGACGCTGAGAGATGCGAAGGCATATGCAGAAGAATTACATGAAAAAGTGCAAGAGGAGGCCAAATGAGTGACGTTCAATGCAAAAAGAACAGGAACGAAGTAATTTCAGCGGCTAAAGCATCGGTTATATTCTTTGAACCGGATTCTGTCTGCCATTCGTGCCTCAATTTTGATATCTGTAGAGAAGAAGAGGAGCAGGCAAAAATAGAAGGGGGTTCTAATGGCTCACCCAGTCTGTAATAAGCTAGATAAGGCTGAGGGCAAAAAAACTGTCTCCTGTAATGGTGGATGCAAAAACTGGAGATTTTCTCACCTAGAAATTGCATGTGTATTGAGCGAGGTTTATTCAGTTGCGAAAGGGGAGCCTTGCTATATTTTTGAGGAAAAGGAACAGGCCGAGATTGAGAATGATAACTAAAGGGGGCTAATGTGAAATTTATTGTTCATAAAGATCCAAACGGGATGGAGCTAATTGAAACCTTCTGTGAAATGTCACCAGACAATCATGCAGACAGGGCCGTGAAATTAAAGATTCTTGATTCAGACATTGTGGCGGCTGGCTTCTTGGGGGTTGAAGATGGCGCGGTGGTTTGCTGGGGATTCTCCAAGAGTCTTACTGATAAACTTGGGAGGGATATTGGTTGCCGGGGTGATAAGGATGTAAAGGTCTTTATGTTTCATAATCATACAGCATTGATGTGGAGGAAGTGAGCCGATGAGTAACATTGATCAAGAGAAGAGGCCCCGACATGCCGCATTACTGGAAAACTCTCCCAGGCTGCAAAAGGTTGCGGGATTTCTAGGGGGTGGGGGAACCTATACCACCTTGGAGATTCAATTAGCTTGTCAGGTGTGTGCGGTCGGGTCCATTGTTTCCGAGCTGAGAGACACTAGGAACGGCTTTGATATCGTTTGCAAACAAATAGGCCGAGACCGTTGGGAATATAGAATGGTTGGCGGATTTGTAAATTTATTAAGAATAGTATAGGAGGGATGATGAATAGAGGTAAGAAAAAAATAAAACATTCTCTTTATTGCGAATACGGGCATAATTGCGATAAGGATATTAATTGCATTGATGGTCATTTTTGTGATGCTTTCAGGTCATCAACGTCCTTTTCAACGTTAGATGAACCAGTCTTTGAACCTGACTTAGAAGGTCAGATGGATGCGATTTGGAATGGGAGCGTGGAAAGATGAGACCTGAGTGCCTAAAATATGATGGTTGCCGGTTGCCTGTTGATTTATGCAATAGTGATTGTTCTGACCTGGTGACAGCGGAGGAGGGTATCAATCCTTTTGCCGAGGCAGAGGACAGGGGTTGCGCTGAATTACACTTTAAACAGGATATGGGAAATTTGACATAAGGATTTCCATATATCAGAAAGTATGTACTAATTTAATATAAGGGAGAAGTGAGAAAATGGAACATAGATTCTATGATAAAGATATAGAAAAAACCGAGACTGTTTACAATAAAGACAAAACACCACACACAATAGAATTGGTATTCGTGGAAGGTACGGCAGCAGTTCTTTTAAATAGAGAAGATGTAATATCTCTCGCGAAATATTTTAAAATTGTGAAATTAATTTGACAAACAATCCGCTCTTTGAGACAATAAGAATGTAGCAACAAGACATAACAGCGTTGGGGCTGGCGATAAGCAAACAGGTTCTCCCGCATGGGAAAACTTTAAGCCTCAATGGATATCCCAACATATCCGGCGAGGCTTTTTACGTTTATAAGATAATGGAGGGTAAGATGAAACTTTCAGAAAATTTAAAACGCCAGAGAAACGAAAACCCTGATGAATGGTTAATGGGTGAGTTTATAAGGAAAGCTCAAGTCCTTGAAGTAGAAAACGAACTCCAAGATAAAATAATAAAAACACAACAGGAACATATTGACGCTTTAAAAGAATTGATAACACTAAATAAAGGAGAGTAAGATGACCAAAACAAACGAACTTGAGGTAGTAAACGAAAACAAACAAATTGCGGCCGGCGGAATCGATGTTAATCAAATCATGGCGCTTGCAATCGAAAAAGGCGATCTTGATAAAGTCGAAAAAATGATGGAGTTGCAAGAACGTTATGAGAAGAGAGAGGCGGAAAAAGCCTATCATGTAGCGATGACGGCATTCAAGGCAAATCCGCCACAAATCAACAAAGATGCTCATGTTAATTATACTCATTCAAAAGGAACCACCGATTATAAACATGCTACGCTTGCCAACGTAACAAGCAAAATCAATATGGCTTTAAGTGAGCATGGGCTTTCGGCAGCGTGGACAACATCACAGGAAAAAGGAATTGCCGTAACTTGCAAAATAACTCATATCATGGGGCATTCTGAAAGCACAACACTTGAAGCCGCCGCCGATGCTTCGGGAGGAAAGAACGCAATTCAGGCAATCGGTTCAACGGTAACATATCTTGAAAGATACACTTTGCTTGCGTTGACCGGCCTTGCTACACATGAAGAAGACGACGACGGGGCCGGATCCGAAGCCATATATATTGACGATGAGCAAATGGCAGCTATCAATGAGTGGATAGAGTCTATCGGCGGCGATTGTCTTCAGAACTTTAAGAAATACATAGGTGTTGACGAGCTTGACAAAATCCTGGCAAAAGACTACAAGAAGGCTATTACCGCTCTTAAGAATACAGAGAAAAAGAAAAAGGGGGCAAAATGATCATCGAAAATTTTGAGCAAATGTCGCCAGAATGGTTCGCGGCAAGGGTTGGCATTCCTTCGGCTTCGGCTTTTGATAAGTTGATTACAAGCAAGGGCGCTTTATCTACATCGAGACAGAAATTGATTTACAAGTTAGCCGGTGAAAGGGTGCTTGGTGAAAAGGAAGATGGTTATATAAATGGCAGTATGCAGCGCGGCATTGACCTTGAGCCTGAAGCAAGGGCTCTTTTTGAATTAATAACGGGGCTTGAGGTTAAGGAAGTCGGCCTTTGCTATTACGATGAAAGAAAAGACCGTAGCTGTTCGCCGGATGGACTTGTTGAAACTGGAATGACTCTCATGGAAGGGCTTGAAATAAAGTGTCCTGAGTTGGCGACTCATGTTGAGTATCTTATTGGTAACAAGCTGCCTACTAAGTACTTTGCTCAGGTTCAGGGCTCCATGTATATTGCCGGCCTTGAAAAATGGCATTTTATGTCGCACTATCCTTCAATGAAACCTTTAATAGTAGAGGTTTTGCGTGATGAGATATGGATTGCAAAACTGGATAAGGCGCTGAATGATTTTGTGATTGAACTTGATGATACCCATAAACTTTTAATTGAAGAGGTATAATAATGGCTTACGATAACAGCGGGATCTTATTCAAAAACGATAAAAAGGAGAAAGAAAATCATCCTGATTACAATGGCTCTATCACTATCAACGGAGTAGATCATTGGTTGTCTGCATGGATCAAGGAAGGCAAAAAAGGTAAGTTCATGAGCCTGTCTATAGGCGATGTTAAAGAAAAGCAAGGTGGTGGATCTCAAAGCTCTTCTGGGGCAAGTAGTAGTTCGGATGATTTTGAGGATGACGACATCCCCTTTTAGAACGGATTAACTATTGACTCCGTTTTAAATAGGTAGTATTATATTTATTGTGAGGTGGCGGAATAGTAGACGCGACAAATTGGACGATATAATGTTGAGCTAAGGTAGTTGCTTCATCCAATTCTAGATGATTTATGCCAGTACATGCTCATTGCAGGGTGACTATACGAGTTTCGATAGGCGCAATCCTAATCGGTAAACTAAAACTACTCGTCAAATCCCTGCCCTCACAATAATTATTAAGGAGTCAATATGAAAGTCTGCTTTAAGTGTGGTTTAAGAAAGTCATTGTTTGAATTTTATAAGCACAAAAAAATGACAGACGGGCATTTAGGTAAATGTATTGTTTGCACTAAAGAAGATGTCTTGGAGCATAGGGTCGCCAATATAGATAAGATCAGAGAATATGACCGGAACAGGGGTAAGTTACCCCATCGTAAAAAACTCAGCACTGAAATAACCAAAAAGATACGAGAGGATTTACCCCACGTTTATAAAGCTCATACTACTCTCAACAACGCTATCCGTGACGGAAAGATAACTAAGCCATTGGTTTGCTCCATCTGTAAAAAAGAAAAACATCTCCACGGTCACCACGACGATTATTCAAAGCCTTTAGATGTAGAGTGGATGTGTGCGGTTTGTCATAAAGCTTTTCACAGAGATTTAGACAATTTCTAGCATTTAATTTTGACGGGGGGGGAAACTCTGAGGGAATGGTTCCTTGCGAATATGTTGTAGAGACTAACCGCCCCCGTCAATCCTTAATTTCAATAAGCTCACTATTGCAGTGGGTTCATTAAAGGGAAGGATAACGATTTAGCTCAGGGTCTTCGGACGCTGGAGGAGTGTGGAAGATGCAAAGACATGAAAATATGATATGTGAAATTTGCGGAAAAGAGAATGAAAACAAACACCAAGACTACTGTGTGGATTTAGGTTGTTCGGGGAGAATGATATCCCTTAAAGCCCAGACAGACCCCGTGGCCGAAGTACCTTGCAGCGGCGGGGTTATAAAGCCCTGCCCGTTTTGTGGCGGGCCAGGGAAAACATATACCTGGGATGTGAAGGAACATTTAGTTTTCTGTGGCAACGAAGATTGCGAGACAAGGCCCCAGACGAAAGTGAAAATAAATGATAGAGAAGCCATAGAAGTATGGAACAGAAGGGCTTTATAACGAACAAGATCAGGGGCTTGCGGGCCACCTGAGACAAAGGAGGAAGCAAGACAATGACCGGAGAAGCAAAAAGCTCAGATGAAACGAGTGGTAGCGAGTCCCTTGCAGCGCCTGGGTTAGATGGCGTGATGGTTAATAGGCAAGACCTAGAAAACTTGATACATTATGCTGATGGAATTGCCAAAATATTAAAAGATGCTGGATATGAAGGGAAAGCCACTGCATTAGAAGATAGATATATGAAAATAGCTGATTCGATAGCGATGGGAGGCAGAAACCATGAAACATAAATTAGTTAAAAGATTAGAAGCAGAGAATAAAAGGCTGAAAGCTGAATTGAGAGCGGCTAGAAAAGAAAAAATAAATAATTGCCCGATGTGCAGTGGCGTAACGGATGAATCACTAGATAGGATGAAAGAAGTAGCGATGTCTAAGTGCCACTAGCCAACTAACGATTAAGCTCAGGGTCTTCGGACGCTGGAGGAGATGGAAAGATGGAAAGAATATCAAAGGAATATATTTGTAAATGCGGGAACACCATGACAACTGATTGGCCATGTAAAGACATAGAGTGCCCCTGTGGTGGAATAATGCGCCCCCTTAAAGCCCAGACAGCACCCGTGGCCGAAGTACCTTGCAGCGTGGGGTTATCTTGCGTGTGGATTAACGTGAAAGAACGATTACCTAGAGCAGGACAAATAGCATTATGGTGGAATGAAGATATAAGGATAATAGAATTCGGTTCATCTGGGAGTTTCAACGGTGAAAATGTGACCCATTGGATGCCATTGCCTAAGCCACCACAAGCAAGATAACGACCTGAGATAAGCAGCAGGGTAGCTGTCTGCTTCATTGATTTGTTATGTTGCGCGACTATTAAAGAGGGGGATACAATGGAATACAGAATATTTACATCTAAATCATTCATTGATTTAGAAACAACCATAAATAATCAATTAAAAAATGGGTGGGAATTACAAGGTGGCGTGTCAGTAGCTGAATTTACACGTTCAGAAATGATTTATTGCCAAGCCATGACAAAAGCAAAGCAACATAACTTTGAGTTAACCGTGAACGGATAAGAGAGGTGATGTATGAAAAGTAAAAGTGTTATGAAAAGAAAGGCAATTCAAAAAGGGACAGCGGGTAGTGATACGGTTGAACGGCTTGTTATGAAGCATTGCCCGTTTAGGATGGTATCAAAGGAGATTGGACATAAGCCATACACAATGGAAATAGAGGGCTTGTGGCATGTACAGTGCACATGCGGGGCAAGGGGGCCGATTTCGCCAACGGAGGATTGGGCAATTAAGTCTTGGGCTAGGTCTGCTTCATAACGTGTGACTTAACGGGCTTGCGAGCCTAAAAAGGAGAAGACCAATGAGCGAAAAGGACAAGAAAGAGAGCGAAGGCCAAAACAAACCGAGTGGCAGCGAGTCCGGGTTGAAGGATGGGTTATCTTGCATGCACCTTAGGGCGGATAACAGTTGCAATTTTTCAGAGGAAGGCTGTAACGCTTGGGCAGATTGGCATAATCGCCACAGAAAAGATGAGCCGATAGACCATTTTTGCATATTGCCAGTAAAAGAACGTGATGCATTTAACGCATAGCAAGATAACGATTAAGCTCAGGGTCTTCGGACGCTGGAGGAGTATGAAAGATGGACACATGTATAAATAAAAAATGTATGTATCATGACAAAGACGAAAATAACCCGAACAGTTGCTTAACGGAAATAGACATTACCATTTGCCCGAATCACCTTAAAGAAAAAACAGAACCCGCATTCGAAGTACCTTGCAGCGCCGGGTTATCTGCGGGCTTTAATGGCTGCATAAACACTGCTATAAAAGCTTTGCGTTATCTAGCCGACAACGAGAGGCCCATTGGGGGGCAAGAAAATTATAATAGCGAGCACCTTTTACAGACGGCAGATGAGTTGGAGCGAACTATAAAGACAAGCAGATAACGTGTGAGCTAACAGGGCGGCAAAACACGTTGATTAAAAACAGACACGCCCCTAGCCGCTCCCGTTGAGCGTTGGGTTCTAAGGCGTGTATCAAATGGAGGTAAAAATGGCTTTAATAGTTATTAGTGTAGATAGAGAGGATCTTCCACCACATACCGATGAGCAATTTGAAGAGTGGGTAAAATATGAGGTTGGACACTTAGGCGGGATATCATGTGACAACCCAATGAGTGACCGGGACTTAGATGCTTATGTGCGTAACTTTGAATAAGCCTTAGAACGATTAAGCTAACCGGATCGACAACGTAGTTGGCGAGTCCAAGGCGATGAGCGCCTATGTCGACGGGTAAAGCTTAATAAAAACAAGGAGTTAACTATGGACAAATGCAAGCATAAAGAAAAGCCTGGGGTTGAGCGCGGGGTTAGGCCCAACATGAGGAGGTTAGAATGGAAAAACTGATTATAGAGAACAGGAGCAATCTTAGCATGGAAGATGCCTTAATTAGAGTGAAACACGTTGTATCGGATGGGAAAATAAGCAAGACTGGCAAAGGTAAGCAATATTGCTTTATGACAACGTGGTCAGATGGAACATACGTGTGCGCTGATAAGAATAAAAAAAGTGACAGATTGATAGTTGGGTTTGAAGAGAGACATGTGAAGGCCTAACATTGTAATATACGGAACGCCGGTGATGCAAATGAATGAAAAGCGATCAAAATGGCGTAAAAACCAAATAGCCAAGCGCAAAAGGTTGATTCTTGAGCGCCCGGCTCCTGACTATCCTGAAGAGATAAATACTCGTGAGCACTGGGATGAAATTGTGATTAGGCGGCACTCGCCACAAGGCACAAAGGAAACGGTAATTACTTTATTTATGTGCCCGACTAAGATAGATTCTCATTTCTACTCTCGTGATGGGTATATGCGGTTGCTGAATAGTCGGCCCGTTAGGGTAGGATCGTATAAAGTAGGCGAATTAATTGGTAAACTATTAGGAAGGAGGGGGGTAGCTCATGAGTGAATCAACCGAGCAACAAGCGGTAGTACAATGGTTTAATATAAAATACCCTAAATACCGGCTTATCAGTGTTCCTAATGGGCAGATGATCGGGGGGCGGAATAAGTTTGCGTTGATTAAGAAGTATAAGGCTGAGGGAATGACCAGTGGCGTGTCGGATCTTCTCTTGTGCGTTGCCAGGAAGGGCTACCATGGTCTATGGATTGAGATGAAGGATAAAGGTAAAAAGGCAAGCAGCTTATCGCCGGATCAAATATACTGGCAGTCAGAGATGAGGGATGCCGGGTATAAGGCTGAGTGGGCAGCAGGGTTTGATGAGGCTAAGAAAATCATAGAGGAGTATTTGTCATGATAACGATATATTCCAGTAAAGGCGTGACATGTCAGCCGTACAATATCGCAACTGAGCGTATTGAGGATTGCCGTGAGTGGCTACTTGCTATTGACTTCATAGGTTGGCTTGCCAGAGAGGTTTTAAGTCTACTTGAGAAGCCTATCAAAGGGCTTGACATTGTGAAAGTAGTTTAGTAGAGTTGATTTTACATAGAATAATTCAACAGTAGTTCATTAACCTTTAGCGAGGCCAGGAATGAAACACAAACTTAAAAATAGAAACCCCTTGTTATGGATGCCGGTTGCTGAAAGGCGCTGGAGCGGCTCATTCCCGTTCGCTAACTCCATAACAGGGGGTTTGTGCGTTTAAGGGGCTTATTATGAAGAAAAACAGATTGCTGGATTTGAATGACCATCTATTTGAACAATTAGAAAGATTAAATGATGATGATTTAGAAGGCGAAAAGCTTGGCCAAGAGATGAAACGAGCTGCTTCAATGGCTAATGTCGCAAAACAGATTATAGACGGTGGCAGGCTTGCTTTTGAAGCTAAGAAGGCAGTATTGACAGGGTTGGTTGCCGAGGACGATGTTCCTAATATTCTAAAGCTTGAAGAATGAAAGGGCAGCAGATAGATTACAGCGTCGATGAATTGGTATTTATAGAAAATAACAGGACTCTTCCACGTAGGGATTTACATAAGCAATTTTGCATTAAATTTAAAAGAAATGATATTAATCAAACAAATATATCGGCGCTATGTAAACGTAAAGGATGGTCAACTGGCAGATCTGGTTGTTTTGAGAAGAAACAAACTCCTTGGAATTTAGGCAAAAAAGGCTATATGGGCCCAAATGTAACCACGTTCAAGAAAGGCAATAGGCCCTCAAATTGGAAACCATTAGGGACTGAACGTACAAACAAAGATGGATATATAGAGATAAAAACAAAAGAGCCTAAAACATGGAAGTTTAAGCAACGTGTAATCTGGGAAAAAGAAAATGGCTCAGTTAAAAAAGGCCATATAATTATTTTTCTTGATGGAGATAAAGAGAACTCCGATATAGCAAATCTCTATCAAATTAGCCGTGCAGTAAATTCTCAATTAAATAGAGACGGATATGGAAATCTAACGGGAAATTTAAGAATGTCAGCAGCGATAATGAAAAAATTAGAACTTAAAATATCGAATAGGATAAACCTATGAAAGAGATATCCAATAAAGGTAATCGCAAAATTGCTAGGAAACTAAAATTCTCAACTTCTCAATTTGATAGGAATATACGGAAGGAAATATTTAAGAGAGATAAATATACCTGTCAAATGTGCGGAGCAATCCCGGATCAAATACCAAAAGATTATAATGGTAGATATACAATAAATGGAGTAAAGGTTAAAAGAAATAAAAGTAAAGTATATGGTTTGGTAACTTGTTTAGTCTTAGATCACATTATACCTTGGAAAAAGGGAGGGACTATAGAAAGTAAAAACTTGCAAGTATTGTGTGACCCTTGTAATTGTTCAAAGGGTGATAGATTATTATATAAAAAGGTGATTAATAGTGAAATGGTATAAGCATTTTACAGACTCTTTATCAGATCCATTTATAGAAGAATTAATGGATAATTTTTCTCATGCCGGATATGTTGCATGGTTTGGATTGATAGAAATAATCTGCAAGGAAAATGGAAATAAATTAACAGGAAAGTTAGAAATTTCTCCGACATATCTCAAGCGAAAGTTGAGGATAAGTTCAGCAAAACTCAAACAAATCTTCAGCTTTTGTTCAACAAACGGTAAACTTTTGTTTGACTTTTCTCAAGAAAAATGGAGTTTCGACTTTCCTAAAGTAGCGGAAATAAAGGATAACTACACAAAAGACTTGCAAGTTGCTAGCAAGAAACCTTCCAAGCATAAAGAAGAAGAGGTAGAAGTAGAAGTAAAAGCAGAAGAAGAAAAGAAAAAGACTAAGAAGCCTTCAGTTGTTCCTTCTATTTCTATTCAAGGATTAGCAGATGGATGGAATGAGATTGTCGCTACTGAAGATGGTTTTAAGAAAGTCACCAAATTAACCGATGATCGTAAAAAAAGAATAAGAGCCAGATTAAGGACTCATCCTGAAGAAGAGTTTTGGAATAAAGTATTAAACAAAATACCCAGAGTTCCTTTTCTATCCGGCAAGAATGATAGAAAGTGGAGGGCTGATTTTGATTTTCTTATTAAAAATGACGAAAACGCTTTAAAAATATATGAGGGTAAATACGATGCTGATAAAAAATAGTAAGGAGGGAATATGGCTTCACCGGATGATGTAATGGAAATCAGGACAGACGGCAAATTTATAAATACTTTTGTCTACAAACAAAGAAAAAAATATAAACGCTTATTCAGGCTTACTGGAATAGAAATAGTAAATTTAACTACATGTGAGACCGTTAATAAGAAGACTATTTTTGCCGACTCGCAGGAGGGGGAGGACTAATGCTGAGAAAAGATGATAGAAAAGAAAGTAAAAGTATAGGTAAATTTCAAGCCACTAGGTGCCAGTTTGAGAAATACGGCCGGCCATGTAGATTAACAGGAACTAGCAGTTCAAGTAATGGGGAAGAGGCCAGGTTCTATTGCTCTTTCCATAACGATGTTTTAACTATGAGCGATAACCTGAATACGTTTAAAGAGTTCGAGCAATGGCATAAAGACTTTATGATCCACTATCCCTTGAAGTTTTACGGGAACCCCGTATACACTAAAGAAGGGGTTTTTACGGGCTATAGGGGCGGTGATTTCCATGATGAGAACACAAAGAAATTATGGGCCATGATGGGTAATAGTTGATTGTTTTTGATTGGGAGAGTCACAGAAGTAAGAAATAACTTTGAATGGAGGAGGATTGAGATGTCGAAATGCTGGTGTAAGACAGGAATGACTATAGTTACCTTGGAAGATGTAGGGGAACATCACCATAGAATGTGTCCGAAGTACAAGACAGAGAAGCATCCATATCTATTTTATTATGAAGACGGAGTGAACTCTTTTATACCTGCTCCTGACGAGGTGTTGAATATTATAGATTTGGAACACTCCATAGAGTTAGATGAAGAAGTGGAGATTAGATTCAGGCGGTTTGATATGACTGATGAAGAGTTTGACGCTTTGCCCGTAGAATAAGATACTAAATTAGATGCAAGGTCCTTATGGAATAAAAGGGCATAACTTTGAATGGGAATAGGGAGGGAAGCTTATGGAAGGGAAATGGAAGCAAGGGTCTTATAAGCATGGGCCGCAGCCAAGCGTGACATATCAATTATCACACTTACAGCAAAAGCCATTAAGATATTTTTCAAATGTAGGGTATAAGCATGAAGGAGTGCGGAGGGACAACATAAATGCAATAAAGAGAATATGTGGGTTTAGGCTTGCTAATGGAATTGAATTTTTAACATATTATTATTTGGGCCGCGTTCGATTCCCTTTTCATTGTCAATGGTTGAAAGAACGGGGATGCGAATTAAGCGTTTTTGATCCTGGTGGATGTACTATTATCTGGTCAAGAATTATCAAGGTAACGAAAGGCCAAAGAATCCCAAAAAAGGATTTAGATGAGCTTGGCACGGTATTAAAAGAACAGTCTGATCTTATCCATAGTGCACTCAGAGAGATATACAATAAACCAGAGAATAAATAAATTTGATTACCGGATTAAGATGCAGAAGGAGAGAGGGATATGACAAGCAACCAAAAGAAAGCTCTTGACAGATTATGGCAGGCTAAGATCACTGGCGGCGAATGTTGGTATCCTGGATGTCACAAGGAAGGGAACGAGGGCCATCACACTATAAAGCGCCGTTTCCTAAATACAAGATGGGACGTAGCAAATGGGCGGGGGCTATGTCGAGGGCATCATGACTGGGCAGAAAGAAACCCTATAGCTTACGAGGTTTTGATTACAGAGGAGATAGGGCTAGAAGCCTATGAAGCACTAAGGCAAAAGTCTTTAATGGTTGTAAAGCAATTTTATGATGAAATTCGGGAGGATTTGAAATGATATGTGATTTATGTAGGGAAGCTATGGGGATGCCAAAAATGGATTGGATTAATATTGAAGACAAGTTGCCAGAAGATGAAGAAGAATGGGTGTTGACGTATGAACCTTTATATGGAGTTCAATTTTGTTCGCTCAATAGTGCTATATGGAGAAATACTAGACCTGGATTTTGGATGCAAGCACCTGAACCACCAAAGGAGGAATCATGCTAACTATTAAAGAAGTAAAGAAGGAATATTTCAGGATAGAAAAGCTATTAGGCAAGACGGCATTAAGTAGAGACCAGTATAATCAAAGGATAAACCATGAAAGCTAAAACCTTCAGCCTTGCCTCTCTAAACTCTATGAAGGCGGCAAAGGCTTATCTTGAGGGGATAGAGTTGTGAAGCTTTATCTTAGAAAAGTAGGCAATACTTATATTGTCGATTCTGGGGATGACACAGATATTAAAAACGGTGAGATCGTAAGTGCCGAGATTAAGCGGCCCAGGAATTATAGGTTTTTAAAGAAATATTTTACTTTAATCAATTATGCTTTCGGAGTATGGGAGCCGGAATGCTTAGATTATAACGGGCAACCAGTAGGGAAAAGCTTTGATCGGTTCAGGGATGATATAACTATCCTTGCCGGATATTATACGCTTTCTGAGAATATCAAGGGCGAGCCTAAGGCTGAGGCTAAAAGTATTTCCTTTGGGAAGATGCAGGAAGATGAATTTAGTTGTTTGTACTCCAAGACAATCGATGTGATTTTGAAGCATGTCTTAAGGAACTATACGAGGGAAGACGTGGACAGTGTGGTTGATAACATAATCGGCTTCGATTAATATTTATTTTACCCTTTGTGTATTTTTATATTGACACGGTGGGCAAGATTAGATATACTTAGTTTCAAGAGGTAAGGGAAACTAAAAATTAGGGAGACTCAAAATGCTCAAGCCAAAAAACATATCAAAGATTAAGTTCAGCCACTCGCTGGGGCATTTCACAAAAGAAGGCTTTGCTATAGAGGCAATGCCTGGTTGTTATGTAGCTGATGCAAACGGCGAGATAATGACTTTCTCTTTAAAGAGAATATGCCAGGACGTCATAGGGCAGTTTCATGAAGACAAGACAGAGCTTAGCTTTGTTGAGCCAGAGGTTTTATCGTAATGCAGTCGGGGGTTCACGATAGTAATGGACAGGAGATTAAAGAGGGCGACAAGGTGCAAATTTCAGTACAGGCGATGACAGGGAAGCCAGTTGTGAGTATTCAGTCAGTTGGGTTTATCAGAGGAGCCTATCGATATATGTCCGAGGCTGGCAAAATTAATTCATGTATAGGCGATCTAGGCCATAATTGCACGACTGTAGTTATAGGCAATGAGGAGACATCATGACTAAGCACGAACTAAAACAAACCAGAAAGAATCTCGGCCTTTCCGTTAAGGAAGCAGCAAAGACATTTAAAGTATCATATTCCGGTTGGGGTAAATGGGAACGAGGGGAAAGACCGATACCAGGGTTATTGACGGTGGCCTTGGAGTTGTATGGTTATCTGAACGTCTGATTTTGGGCGCTTGTTGTTTGGGCTATATGGTAAAATCAATCAAGGGAGAATGACCATGAATCTACAAGATGAATTGCTAAAAACAGGGAAAGCCGACGCGACAGCACAACCGGGCTGGTATGTGAAAACAAATGAAGAAGCCGAATATTTCTGGTATAGAAAAGACACGCATGAAGTTATCAGAGAATTGCGAGTCAGTGAAGCGTTTGGCTATATTTGGAAATCCTACCAATGCCCAAGATTTGACAACCTGAGTAAAGTATTATAAAATAATAACTTATACCCTCGGAAGATCCTTGTCGGCATGTATGGCAGCACTCTTCAAATCGCAAGGAAGGAAGGATTGTTTAATTAATCAGGTTGAGAGATAGTGGCGGAATAGGTAAACGCTGTTTGGGAATCCTTCCTCTGATTGCTGGTATATGTGCCAGAACGTAGAAAAGGAAATTGTAGGGTGACTATACAGGTAACAAATTGATAGCTTAATAAATAGGGGACAATAGCTGGCGCCCCATCCTGTCAAATCCCTGCCTATCTCTCACATTTAAGAAAGGTAAGTTATGAGTGAAGAAGAAAAGATTGATAAGCGTATAGGCAACCGTTTCTGGGAGATGCGAAGCACTCACGGACGCAACCCCATATTCAAAGATTCGGCTCAATTATGGGATGCCTGTATTCAATATTTCGAATGGGTAGAACAAAACCCCTTGAAGGAACAAAAGCTTTTTAGCTTTCAGGGAGAAACCCACACCGGAACCGTTGACAAAATGCGGGCTATGACCATCGGGGGGATGTGTATATTTCTTGATATATGCGAAAAGACTTGGGCAAACTACCGGAATAATAAAGATTTTTTACAAGTCGTTATGAGAGTTGAGCGAGTCATAAGAGATCAGAAGTTCTCTGGAGCCTCGGCAGACCTCTTGAATGCGAATATTATTGCACGGGACCTCGGTCTCAAAGATATGACAAGCATTGACCATTCAGGGGGCATATCCTTTGCAGACGGCCTTAAGAAGATAGGCGAAACAGTAAAGGCGAACCCGGAGCTTGAAAAGAAGCTTGAAGATGAATTGACCGATTAAGTATTTAAGGGTGGGCGGTTCAACTCCGTCGGAGGTGAGTACGGTGGGCGGGTTCAATTCCCGTCAGGCGAGTGGGGAGGGTCCCAGCCTAAACGGGTAGCCGGAAGAGCCTCCACCCTTAAATACTTAATAAAAAATTGACCGACTAAGGAGAAGACCGATGAATAAGTGGATAGATGTTGAAGATAGATTGCCAGAATTTGGGCCTCATATAGTTTGTTTGAAAAGCAAAAGCGTAATGGAAGCAAATTTCTCTCCTATACCTCACGCATATTGGTTCAAGATCGGTGTTGACAAGATACATCCCGACAACCCCGTTACTCACTGGATGCCATTACCGGAACCGCCTAATGCCAAATAAACAACTAATCAAAAGACTACGCGAAGCCTTCAACCTACCTGAAAGCATGGTATCGGATGAAAAGGTTTTGGTGTGCACAAAGGACACTTTAATTCGTGCCGGAGTTGAGTTTAATATGGCGGCTGAGCCGTTAATTGATGCGCTGAAAGAAGAGTTTCGGCGGGTAACGGCAAAGATGCCAGTAAATTTTATTAGGGGGAGGGTTGACTGATGAGAGAGATTAAGTTTAGGGCTTGGGATGAAGAATTAAAATTTATGGTAAATGAGTATATTTATTTTGTTGGTTTTGATGGGAGTGTTTGGTTTAATAATTGTGATAATAGCGGAGATGATCTAATTGACCAGACATCTAAGTTGAAGATCATGCAATTCACCGGCCTCAAAGATAAGAACGGCTTGACAGAATTATATGAAGGTGATATTATAGATGTAAATGGATTAAAGGTAGGTAATCAATATGAAAACAAAGGACTACTCCAAGACCCAACTAATCTCCTTATACAGGGATTTGGAACATCGACTTGGGAGGCAACCAACAAAGAAGCAATGGGGAGAGGATGCAAATACTCCGAGTGATATGCCCATTAGATGCAATTTTGGAACATGGAATGCTTTTGTATTAGAAACTGGGGGGGAACCATATAAACCTTATTTGTCTGAATTAGCAAAGAAAAATAAAATACTTGCAAAGAAGGGCAAAAGAAGTAGCAATTGGAAGGGCGGGAGAATCCTTGATAGATTAGGTTATATTCAAATTTGGATGCCAGATCACCCAAATTCAAAAGGTGGTGGCTATATTCATGAGCATAGACTTATTATGAGCAATCATCTTGAAAGACCATTAGAACAACAAGAATCAGTACATCATAAAAATGGTATTAAGGATGATAACAGATTAGAGAATCTTGAATTAATGACAAAAAGGGTGCATCGTGGAATTGTAGAGTGTCCCCATTGTCGTGAGGAGTTTTCGATAAGATGAATATTAAAATAAGAGTGTGGGGCCATGTAATTGGTGAGGATTACAGGATACACGAAAACTGTTCCTTTGATTGTGCAATGATACCAAGAGAATATGGCACAGGCGACATAATTTGTGACCATAAGAATCTTCTTTTTACTGGATTATTGGATAAACAGGGCAAGGAGTATTACGAAGGCGATATATATAAAAATCCAGAGTGTATCGGCTTGCTAAAGGTTGTTTTTCATAAAGGTTGTTTTTATGGGGAACAGATTGTCCATGTTGAGGGACTAAGTGGAGAAGATAATTTTGGAAGTATATCTTCAATTTCTCCTAATGAAAGATATGAGATCATCGGCAATATATACGAGAACCAGGAATTGATTTGACCGTTATAACTATAAGCAAGGGAGGATAAGAATGACCGACAAGCAATGCAACACAGAAAAGAGAGACGCGAAAGCATGTGTCATTGACATGAAAATTACCTTAGAATATTCAATAAAATTGCTTGAAGATTATAGGGGCGATCTTAAAATTGAGCTTCAAGATTTAACTAAAACGATCAAAAGCGCAAAGAATAAATTGAAGAAATTAGATGAAAAATTAAAAGGCTAGGTTTTGACAAAAGAGCAACTAGCAGAACAGGCAAGCCGGAAACTTTGGGTTTTCCCGAAACTTGTATCCGGTTTTAAGAGCCCAGGATATTTAAGAAAAGTTTGCGAAATCTTCATAGAATTATTTCACAAAAAGACTGACAAGATCAAAGTCTTAATTGTTAATGGCCCCCCTCGACATGGGAAGTCAGAACAGTTTCCAATCCATGCCCCCGCTTTTTTGTTAGGCAATTTTCCCCGTCTTAAAATAATAATAACAGCGTATGCCGCAACATTAGCCGAAAACCATAGTGCTAAAGCAAGGGACATTTTTATAAAGTGGGCTAATATCCTATGGGGTGGGAATATTAGTAAAAAAGTGGCTGGCAAGGGGTTGTGGCAAACAGAGGAAGGAGGCGAAGTTCTGGCCGTAGGTCTTGAAGGCGGAGCTTCTGGTTTTGGCGCAGATGTATTACTTATAGATGACTATCACAAGAGCCGTAAGCAGGCAGAATCCCTCGTAGAGAGAGAAACAAATTGGTCATGGTGGCAAAGCGTAGCTGGGACACGTATACATCCCGGGGGGATTGTGGTAATCTTTGCTACAAGATGGCATGATGACGATCTTGTAGGCAGGATATTGGCACAGCACAAAGAAATGGGAGAGGATAGCCCTTATGAATTAACCCATATTGTAATGCCTGCTCTTGCTAAAAAAGATGATTTTTTAGGCAGGAAAGAAGGTGAGGCATTATGGCCGTGGCGATATAACGCTAAAAGATTAGCGCATGTAAAAAGAATGGTGGGGCCTTATGACTGGGCAGCTTTATTTGATGGCGAACCTACATCAAGAGGCGGCAAACTCTTCAAGTCCATGTATTTCCGGTACTACACTTTCGACGCAATGACCAAAGAATATATTTGTTATCGTCAAGATATAGAGCCCATAAGAATAAAGAAGAATGAACTAATCCGTCACGTATACTGTGATCCTGCCTTGGAGATTAAGAAAACAAATGATCCTACCGGAATGGCTGCATGGGGGTATTCAAGACGGCATAAAGTTTGGTTATTGCTTGACAGGGTAAACGAAAGAATAGAACATATCAAAATAAATGCAAGGCTATTGCTATTTGCATTTAAGAATGATTGTGTTAAAATAGGTATAGAAAATGAAAAGTTAGGGAAAGTTATTAAGAAGCTGTCCGCCGGTAACGACAAGGTAGGGGGTAAGTCAGTTCCTTTTGTCGAGATACCCACCGGGGGGGTTGGGAAATACGCAAGAGCAACCCCTATGGCAGGATATGTAGAGAATGAGCGCGTTTTCTTTCCGAGAGACGCACACTGGCTAGCCCCTTATGAAACAAATCTTGTCAAGTTTACCGGTGCGGATGGCGATGAGGATGAAGATGTTGATATCACCTCAATGGCTGAGAACATGGAGAGCAGGAAAACGCTTGCTGAAGTGTTGGCAGGGAAATAAAAGGAGAAGGACCGATGGAAAAATCAAAGATAGAGATATATAAACAAGCCGGAATAACACCTGAAATAGCTGTAAGAGCTTTTCTTGTAACATGTTTTTTAATAGCAGGGAGTATTGTCGGCATAATTTGTATAACTGTTTACATAAATCCAGAAATAGTTAAATGGCTATTAGTTGGATTAAGCTGCATTTCAACTTTTGGATTTGGTTACATGCTATGGCTAGCACAAGACAACCGAAGGAGCGAACAGTGACAAAGAAAGATGCCTTGAAAATAAGAAAATTCAGGAAATCAGGAACATGGAGGGCAGTTGCAAAAATGGCAGCGGAAGAATGGCCTGATCGTGAATATTGTAGTGGGAATCAGATTGAAGGCATGGAGCTATGCAGAGAGGCAGCAAAAATCTTGAAACAAAACCCACTAAAGGCACCGTGGAATTAGATACATACTTGACAAACATCTTGTTTTATAGTATAGCATGATAGAAACAAATCCGAGGTTTCCATGAAAGCATCAGATCAAGCCAAGCTAGACGCAGCCGCAGCAATAGGCAAGCAATTAACCCAATTCAAAAAAGATAACTATTTCAATCGCAATTCCGGCTTTGGCGGTTCTAACGATCCAGTTAATCAGGCCGTATTCATAACGCCTACTATTCTGGACAGGGCAACCGTTGAGGATATGTATGCGGGTGCATGGATAGTTCAAAGAGCAGTGAACGTATTGATTGAGGACGCAACAAAGACATGGGTTGATTTCAAAACAGAAGATCCAGCGGTTGTTGAGTATGTCACAGAGAAAGTAAAGGCCATTGAGCTACAGAAGAACACTTTTGAGGCTCTACGGCTTGCGAGGTTGTACGGTGGCTCTATTCTTGTCATGGGGGCGCTTGACGGTGGGGAAGCAGATCAGCCACTTAATGAAGGCAGTATTAAGTCAATAGACTTCCTCTATACCGTTGATAGGTGGCAGCTAAATATCAAAACAAGATACGACGACCCACTCAAGCCTAAATTCGGGGAGCCTGAACTATACGAAATCAACCCCATATTCGGGGGAAGCCAACAAACAATGCACGAGTCAAGGGTAATACGATTCGACGGCTCCTGGCTCCCAACTCAAAAGCAAGTAGCAAACTCAGGGTGGCATGATTCAATACTGTCATCGATGATTAGCGATATCAAGAATTTCATTATTTCAAATCAATCAGCAGGGCAATTACTTCAGGACTTTATCACTAAGGTTTTGAAGATGCCTAATTTGGCCGACCTTATTGAGAACGAACAATTCAATGCCATCGAGGCCCGTATTCAATACGCTTTAAGGGCAATGTCAAATGTAGGGCTTTCCCTTATACAAGGTGGAGGCGATGGGGTCGGAGAGGACTACCAGAAGATACAAACACCTATAACCGGTTTCCCTGATCTACTGGAAAAAATGCGGGATATGGTTTGTGCGGCAATAGGGATCCCAAAGGTTAAGCTATTTGGGCAGCAACCTGGCAAGCTCTCCGGCCTTGATGAGACAATCAGGATATACGATGATGAAGTAGCAGCTTATCAAGAAACGGAGTTAAGAAGCCCCATTGAAAGAGCGTATACGCTACTACTGAAATCACAAGAGAATACCAAGGGCGAGCCCGATGTTTGGAGCCTTGAATTTAATCCACTCAGGAAGAAGACCGACAAAGAAAAGGCCGAGATATATGATATTACGTCGCAAGGTGATGAGCGATATTTAAACACAGGAGTTTTGAGTGCTGAAGAGGTAGCCAAAAACAGGTTCACTCCTGACGGATTCAACCAGAACACTATCATCGATATTGATAACCGTGAAGAGATGGATGATATTGACGAAGAGGAAAAGAAAGATCAGGCCGGGCATGTTCATGAAGTTGATGAAGCGGAATTTACAGGGCCTGCTATCAAATCAAGCTCTGGAATAGATGAACATAGGCATGAATTCAAGGGGAGATTCACATCATCGGACAAAGGTGGTCCAGACCATACGCATCAAGTCAATGGAGAAACGACCGGGCCTCCGGTGGAGAGAGGGGAATAATTAAATTTAGTTTAGCAGGTAGGCAGACAGACAAAGAAAGAGAGGTAGATAGATATGATAGTATTGATAAAGAAGTATCCAGATGATAAAACAGTAATAGATGATAGAGTTGATTGTGAAACAGCACATTCAGTGTCGTGTCAGGATAACATCCACCTTGTTTTATATAAGGGTGGAAAAATAATATATGATGGAATATTTACAGAAAAAACTAGAATATTTTTCATGGAATACGGTAAAACAATCGACAGCATAGCCTTTAAAGTAAACCCTAAATAGTCAGGAGCCTACCTGCTATTTAATCAAAGGAGAATGACCAATGAAAAGCTACTATGTAACAGTCATCGTTGTAAGGGTAGGCGAAGAAATGACATTCAGAAACGACATAATAGAATATGAGGAAATCACTTCAAAGAATGTTATGCAGTTTCAGGAGAAAATCAAGTCAACGATCTTTGGGCAAGAAAGGGACGTCGGAGGGAATAAGATTCTTAATGTTGTTGTGAGCGCCTTTTCGGTGTTGGGGGATTAATGAAATACTATATTGCTATAATAGGCGAAAGTCATGAAATAATTTATTCAGATGAACGTGAATTTGATGAAGATGGATTAGAGAGATGGCTTTACGAGGGAGGGGGGAGATCTGTCTTTGCCTCCCGTGATTACGAGGTAACAAAAAACGCCTACATGAAAGCATTGCAAAAGATGTTAGATACCGTTGGATGGGCGATAACAAATCTACCATCAAAAGAGGATTTGCAGAAATAATGCCTCAACGTGAAGCCACAAAAAGCCGCCGTAAAGCCTTGAAATCTTCAGGCGTTCGCTTACCATCAAAGAACAAGCAACCATCCCGGCAAGCGTCCGGGAAGATGCTTGAGGTTCAGTATTTTAAAATCATCAAGACTCTGATTGAGCCATACTTTGTTGATATGCGCGAAAGGCTTATACCTTCACTGCCTGAGATTGTCGAGAGCTTTAAGCAGGCTAGAAGGGTCGATGATATAAAGCTTGACCAAACGTATGGAGAGATAATAACGCGCAGCATACGGGACGTGAGGATCGGCATTGCCCTACAAATACCAGAGTCGTTGCTTCGGATAAGGACTGAAGATCAAGCAACTACGTCAGAGAAGTTTCAGCGTAGGCAATTTGACAGGCAGATTAAAACCGTTCTTGGCATTAATCCTATAATAAGCGAACCGTTCCTTGAACCTCAAGTGACGGCATTCGTCGAGAGAAACGCGGCACTGATTAAAGATATTCCAGATCAATCAATTGCAAGAGTAGAAACAAAGTTAAGAACCGGCATTGAGGCAGGGGATTCTCTCAAGACATTAACGGCAACGGTCAAGGATGAATTACGGATTGCCAAGAACAGGGCTAAGCTTATTGCGAGGGATCAGACAAATAAGTTTCTAGGAAATCTTAATGAGCTTAGACAAACATCATTAGGGGTGGAAGAGTATACGTGGTCAACGTCAAAGGATGAAAGAGTCAGGCCAACGCATCAAGCCAAAGAGGGGAAGACATTTAAATGGAGTGATCCGCCCAGCGATACGGGGCATCCAGGCCATGACATAAATTGCAGATGCACGGCGCTGCCGGTGCTTGAAGATTTTAAATAAGGAGAATTGACCAATGAATGTACTGAAGAGAATTTTCAATGCCTATATAACCGCAAAAGACTTTGAAACAAATATGCAAATAATGGATGGCATGAGAAATAGTAAAGAGCAATATACAGTAAGTCTCACATTAGATCAGATGAACATATTGACTACATGCGTCTCATATGGAATATTTAAATCCGAAGAGCTGAATGAGTATCTAAGCTATAAAAGAGAGCACAAATAAGATAACTTTTTTATTGACAAACTATTTCAATCCTGATATAGGTATAGACTATTGATAGAAAAGCTCTTATTGATTAAAAGTTATTTGCTGCAATTGGCAGAACTTAAACATAGTGGCGAAGTAAATATTCGATTAACTTTCAGTCAAGGCACTATACGCGGACTAAAGTTTTTCAAGTTACAAGAAGATAAATAACGGACTTCAGTTAAGCCCCTCTTCCTCCTTAGAAAAGGGATTTCTTAATTGCCCGGTACATTCTCATAACGAGAGTTGCCGGGCTTTTTTTTGGAGTAAAATGAGAGATTTTACATTAAAACTAGATGCTAGAAAAAGTGATAAATACGAAATCACTTCTCAAGGGTTTCTTGTTGTCGATGCAAACCTCACAAGGGCCGGGGTCTTTGATTATTACGATAAAGACGGAAAGCTTGTCAGAGAGTTACGATCTCCTGAAGAAGTTTTCAAACAAGAATCCCTTGATTCATTAAAGTTTGCCCCCCTTACTAAATTCCACCCCAAAGAGATGGTTGATTCTAACAATGCCAAACGGGTCCAGGTTGGGTCTATCGGGGAGAATATAGTAAGGAAGGGTATTTTTGCAAATGGCAAGGTTGTTATCAATGATAAAAAAGAAGTCGATGAAATCCTTGCTAAATGGGACAGGGGTGAAGATGTAGAGCTATCAATGGGATATGATGCCGAAGTCGTTGATGTTGCCGGAGAGCATCATACCGATGGCAGTTATGACAAGATGCAAACAAACATTCTCTATAATCACGGCTCTATAGTCACAAAGGGCCGTGCCGGAAGCCAAGTAAAACTTATTATGGATGCCGAAGATGAGGCAATTAAGTTAATCAATGAAAAGCAATCAAAACTAAAAAAAGATACGGAGGGAAAGAAGATCATGAAAATAAAAAGAGAAGCAATTTCAATTGGCGGGTTCAGGACGGATGCTGTTCTGGAAGATGTAGACGATAGTGCAAAGGGCGTAATAGGTACGCTTGAAGGTCATATCGATGGGGCCGTTGCTGTCATTACCACCATGAAAAAAGATCATGATGAGCTTCAAGCAAAATTTGACGAATCAGGTGAGGCTGGGAAAAAGCTTCAGGCGCGAGTTGATGAGCTTTCAGATCCTACGTCGGCAGTTGTTCAGGGCATGATAAAGGAAAGAGCCGACCTTGAAGCGGTTGCCGGTCAGGTTGATGTCAAGGTTGCTCACGAGGATGGAAAGCAAAAAGATTCCAAGACTCTCAAGGTCGATATAATCTCAAGCGTTTATCCTGAGTTCAAAGCTGATGATAGGTCTGATGATTATATTACGTCGAGATGTGATGCAATCGTTGAAGGTTTGGCGGCAGATAAAGACAGTAAGGCGGCTGCAACTCTTGGTGGTTTCAGGGTGGATGCTGAGCATAGCAAGGGCAAGGACAAGAAAGAGCCCCGCGAAGATTATCTTGAAAAGGTTAAGAATCTTCACAAAACAGAAGACGACAAATAATTTAATTCACGGAGGTATTGAAAAATGCAATCAAGCGTTGAAAGTAATATGGAAATTGGGATGCCCGGTCAACTTGCCGATTCTGGTTTTCATGACATAATCACAAGAATAAATAACAGCAAGCAAAGAGTGTCAACTACCATCACGGCGGCGGACCTTGCAACAACTCTCACCATTAACGGAACCGCCTTTACTGTCAATTCGGGAGCCGCAACACTCACCGTTACGGAACTAAGGGATTTGATGATAACGGCAGTAAACGCCGGAAGCGAGCCAGTAACAGCAAGTATAAACGATGCTGATGAACTTTTCGTTGATGCCGATGTTTCCGGTACAGCGTTCACCGCAGTCGGCACGACAAACTGTTCCGTTGCCGATGTCATACTTAATGAGGCAAACGTTCCCTTCGGTGTCTTGGTTGTTGAAGATTTGACGGGTCTATCTGATGATAGGGCTCATCTTCCCCAGGCAACTGGCGATATAACAACTGTTGGCTCGGTGGCCGGAATCGCACTTCATACTCAGTTCGTAGAGCAGAGCGTAGGCGGCACAAACAATCTTGGTTATGATCCTCAGAGTTCAATGAACGTTCTGAGAAAAGGCCGGGCATATGTTCAGGTTGAAGATGCCGTTGTTAAGGGTGGCCTCCCATTTGTAAGATTCGTTGCGGCAGCGAGTGAGCAGCTTGGAGCTTTCAGAAGCGATGCGGACACGTCTGATGCAGTAGCGTTGCCGGATGCAAGATTTGTAACTTCAGCGGGCGCGGGCGAGCTTGCAATAGTTGAAATCAACCTTCCATAATTAAACTTAGAAAGCGAGGTAAAATAAAATGATAAGAATTGATGGGGTAAAGGACAGGCTTGATGCCATAACGCCGAACGCATCGGTATTCTTTGCCAGAGAGCTGGAAGATATCGACTCAGTACTTTACGAAATAAAAAAGAAGGAGCTTGTTTATCGTAAGTTTATTCCGGTAAATAGCCGGGTAAATGCTGGAGCTGATACTTACACTTACCGCATGTTCGATAAGGTTGGTACGGCGAAAATCATAGCTGACTATGCTGACGATCTTCCAAGGGCCGATGTCGTTGGTAGTGAGTTCACAAGCAGGATCAAGTCACTCGGCACGTCCTTCGGATACAGCACCCAGGAAATAAGGGCCGCATCTATGAATAATGTTCCCCTTGAAACATGGAAGGCCAGCGCGGCAAGAAGGGCTATTCATGAGCAAGAGTCGGAAATCGCATGGAGAGGCAACGATGATTCTAACCTCCCAGGATTCCTGAATAATGTGAACATCCCGATTACTGCGGCCCCGACTGGTTCGGGTGGATTTACTTGGGCGCTTAAAACACCTGATGAAATCATTGCCGATTTTACTCTTATCATAACTCAGGTGAGGAAGAACTCAAAGAAGAGGTTCAGCGCAGACACGGCACTTTTGCCGATAGATCAATGGAATATAATCGCTACGACTAAAGTGAGTACTGCTAGTGATACGACAATCCTTGAATACCTTACCAAGCCCGGCAACTCTTTCGGTTTAAGCACCATCGAGTCAATACCTGATGAGCTTGAGCTTGCCTTTACCGGCGGCACTGAGGACGGAATGATTGTTTACGAGAATAATAGCGAAGTTCTTGAGCAAATAATATCTCTTGAGATGATTACTCATCCAGTCGAGCGACGGAACCTTAAATTTAATATCGATATAGAGTCAAGACATGGTGGAACCGTTTTAAGGTATCCCATAGCTTGCGCTATCATCACAGGTATCTAAAATAGTGGCGGGGTAAAACCCGCCTTATTTTATTAAGCTGATAACCTAAAATAACAAGGAGAAGACTAATGATTATAATTTACGACAAAGCAAATACTCTCAACCTTCCGTACTCCGATAAAGATGGGGCAGTCAATTATAAGATGTTCGTTCCCGGCAGGAATGATGTTGAATCCGAAATATGGGATGCTATCAAGGAATATAATGAAAAGAATTTTGACCATTATGGTAGATTCCTTGGCCCTGTCAATGAAGAGGCCGCTGGCGATGGGCCTATCAATTATGCCGCCCTAAACGTGAAAGAACTATCTGTGCTTATCGAGAACACAATGGATATCGGACAACTTGGAGATATTGAAGCAGCCGAGAAGTCCAGAGAAAAAGGCGAGCGGAAATCAGTATTGAAAGAGATTGAGAATCAGATTAACAAGCTCGCTGCTTTTGACAAAAAGATCGAAGACGAAAAGGAAAAAGAAAATAACTAATGTCAGACACTACCGCAAAGAATATTGAGCTTATAGCGCCGGAACTTGCCGTCTTCATGTGTCAGAATGGGGATCTTGTCACATTGATTCTCGAAGACGTAGCCGGTCAAATTTCATCGGCTAAATATGGGTCAAAGGAAGAACGGGCTCAACGGTATCTTGCGGCACATTTTCTGAGCTTGGCGCATCTATCAAACCTGGGTCAGGGCGGTAGTGGCCCTGTTGAATCTGAAAAGGTCGGCGATGTTGAAATTAAATATAGCAAGGCCGATTTTGCAGATAAAAGCCGTTATGATGAGACACCTTATGGAAGAACCTATATGACCATTAAACGTGGTTGTATAGGCGCTTTCATGACGGTGACTCCGTAATGGCAAAAGTTAAATCACGGGTAAGGATAAGAGATAGCGATCCAGGATTTAAAAAGTTAAAGAAAAGTCTCAAGGGGCCTGACAGGGTTGATATCGGAGTCTTTGCAAAGCAAGGTAGCGATCTTGTAATACAGGCGGCATCTAATGAATTTGGAACGGATCGTATTCCAGAGAGGTCGCATTTAAGGGCAGGAATAGACGAAGGCAAGGAAAAGATAAATAGTTTCATTGCCGGTAGCTTCAACCGCATGTTTGCTGGCAGATCGACAAAGATAATTGAACTTGGAAGATTAGGTCTGCTCGGGACGTCTTTAGTGGTTGAAAAAATAAACAAAGGGCCTTTCGTTCCTAATGCGCCATCAACCCTAAGAGCTAAAAGACCTAAAACAAAGCCTTTGATTAATACCACCAGAATGAGAAATTCATATACGCACAGGGTTGTTAAATGAGCTTGCTTTTAAACGAGACTATCGGAATAAAGAGAGAAGGATCCGGAGGCGACTATGTGGGTGGATATTATGTCCCTGACACATTATCAAACACTACAGCAAAAGCTAACATCCAGCCACTTGGTGGAAGTGATTTATTGCAACTTGCCGAATCAGACAGACTGAAAGAGCCTTTGAGGTTTTATACAGGAATTGAATTACAAGAGAATGATCTAGTGACAAGGGCGCTCAATGGGCGTCAATACGAGATACAGAAGCTTGGCAATTGGTCAGTTTTCGGAAGGTTGAGGCACTATAAGGCCATAGGTCTATTGGTTGATGCACAATAAAACCGTATACGGCAGATAAGGCGCATTCATGGGGCAATATAGATTAAGCGAGGCAACTGAAAAGGCAATATTTGATTTTGTGGTTGCTGCGTCTGGCTTCGATAATGATAGGGTCCTATGGGATAAGCAAAGCGTTGTTGCTCCAAGGAAAGGCGTTAAACCGTCATTGGGATATATCACTTTAAATATTTCGGCAGGACCTTCTTCTCAGGGAACGCCGGAGTTGAACTATAAAGAACTTGATACTTTTGAAAAGCCTTTCCGTAGAGCCTTTACGGTCACAATAAATGTTATCTCAAACTTGGCTTGGTTATCAGATGCACAGAAAATAGCAGATTCAATTCATCTTGACGGCAAAAGAGGCATTTTAACAGCCGCCGGAGTCTCGGTTCTTGATAGCGGCCCTGTTTTAGATATAAGCGAATTACTTGATACAAAATTTGAAGGACGGGCAACAGTTGATTTATTTATGTCTGATTGTGTAGTTAGAGAAGAGGTTATTGGTGAGGTTGCAAAGGTTGGCATCACTGGAACAATTGGTGATATAGAAGATCCAGCATTAGAAACAGAATTAATTATTCCAGAATAAAATGGAGGTTTGAAGATGGGAACAGAAATAAAAGATATTGTTGTTATCAATATAACAAGAGAAACGGCAAAGATAACAAGGGTTGGGTTCGGAACGCCGATGGTGTTCGGTATTCATACAAAGTTTGCTGAAGACTATCGGACATATACGAGCATTCAGGGAGTCGGTGAAGACTTCGACATTACGGATGAAGAGTATATTGCCGCGAACGCTCTATTCAGTCAGGAGCTAAGCCCTGAAAGTATCGTTATCGGGAAGAGGGCTGCTAATGCCGCTCAGAGTGATGTTGTTACAGTTTCAAACGTGCAAGACACTATCACTTATACCGACACGATAAACGGGACGGCTTTTGACTTCCTTTCCGATGGCACAGCAACAAACCTTGAAATAGCGGATGGCTTGGTGACTGCTATTAACTTGGGGGCTGAGCCAGTGACGGCAACGGATAATGTTGATGGAACCTATGACGTTGACGCTGATGAAGCTGGAGAGGCTTTTACCCATGTGGTGAGTGATGACGGAGTGGGCGATGGGCTTACAAACGTGCCTACGATTGACAATGTAAGTGTTGCCTCAGAGCTTTTAGCCTTGGAGCAGTCTTTTAACGATTGGTATTTCCTTATTAACACAAGGAGATCAACTGAGGCCGAACAACTTCAAGACATAACGCAATCAGCGTCATTCATTGAACCTCGTTTGAAAATGTATTTTTACGCACTCGATCAAGCAAGTATGTTGACGGCAGTAACAACCGATATCGGGAACGTACTGAAGGCCCTTTCATACAATAGAACGGCTGGAATGTATTCAGATGATCAGGCACTATATCCAGAATGTGCATGGATTGGAAGGGTCGCACCGGAAACGCCTGGGAGCGTTACATGGAAATTCTGGCAGCTTGCAGGGATCACACCTGATAACTTATCATCGAATGATATAACGAATCTCAAGGCCGCGAATCTCAACTTCTTTGAAGCTGTTGCGGGGGCTAATATCATATCTTCTGAAGCCAAGGTTGCAAGTGGTGAATTTATCGACACTATAAGAGGTTCAGATAAGTTAGCAACAAGAATGGCAGAGAGGATCTTTGTAACATTGGTAAATGCTAAGAAAGTTCCGCTCACAAATGACGGCGGGGCAACTATCGAAAACGATATGAGAGCAGAATTGCAAATATCTGTTGATGATGGCTTTTTAGTTGGAGATTCTATAATCGTAACAGTGCCGGATGCAAGCACCCTATCCCCAGCTGATAAATCAGAGAGATTCTATTCAGACATAACATTTTCAGGTGATTTCCAGGGCGCTGCTCATAAGGTCGGAATCGCCGGAACATTATCAGAATAAAGGAGGTTTGAAATGTCAAAATCATATAGTCCCGGAGATGTATCTCTGATTATAGGCGGATCGATTGTAAAGTTCGATTCCGTCACGGTTGAGAGGAATGAAGACAAAAACACGATGACCGTTGGAACTCAAGGGGAGGTTACAAGAACAAAGAACTTGAGCAACCTGGCAACGATCACAGTCGTCTTGCCTCAGTCATCGTCTAATAATGCGACATTGAGTGCATTCGAAGTTGCCAACAGCATTGTTCCCATATTGGTCAAAGATAATGGAGGTCTTTCATTGCATACAATGCCAGAGGGTGTCATTACCGGCGTTCCTGGTTCAGAATATGGGAAAGAAGTAACAGACAGAACATGGATATTCCAAGGCGACTTGCCGGTTAATGTGATCGGCGGAAATTAAACTTTAATAGGAGACTAAGTAAATGGGGAAAGAGACCACTTCCAAAACTATTGACGGAGAAGAATATACGTTCCATCAACTCGGAGCGGTTAAATCAAACAAGCTCTTGTGGAGGCTCAAAAGAATTGTTGGGCCTTCACTTGCAGCACTACTCAACGGGGCAGAAAAAGACAAAGGGAAAGGCAAAGGGCTTGAGTCTATATTGAACTCTAAAGTTGATTTTGAAGAAATCCTTAATGGATTTTACGAAAGAGCAACGGAAGCCGAAGTTGAATATGTTACATCAACGCTATTGAGCCAAGTCATGCACAGCGGAGATGGCGCTTTAGACGATAACGGTAAAATTGATAAGCATTTCACCGGGGCATTGTCAAGGATGTATAAGGTTCTATGGGAAGCCCTAAAGCATGAGTATTCTGATTTTTTGGGAGAAAGTGGTATCGTCGCCAATTTAAGCAAAAGTGTTCAGGCTGGCAACCCAAAGAAATAAATATCGATTGGTTTATATGGCGCATAATACGCGCTGGCGATGCCACATTACACGAAATAGAAACACATTGGTCGCTTAATGATGTAGCCGATGCTCATGAATCTCTCGATATAGAGATGGATTCAGACGAATACCAAAGACGCAATCCGCCAAAGGGGAAGTAATGGGAGTACAAGTTAGAGACATATTTGTTACCCTTGGTTTTGATGTTGATAACAAAGACCTTGATAATCTTGACCGCTCTTTGATGAATATTCAAAAGGGCGTTAGGAATATGTCTATTCTTTTTGCGGGTGCCTCAATTGCCGTCGGTGGTTTTTTAAAAGCTGCAGGCGAATTCGAGCAAGTCGAAGTTGCTTTCGAAACTATGCTTGGCAGTGCTGATAAAGCGAAAGAACTTTTAAAAGACATTACAGATTTCGCACGAAAAACCCCTTTCAGTTTGACCGGAATCGTCGATTCATCAAAACAACTTCTCGCCTTTGGAATAGAGCAAGAGAAAATCATTGAAACAATGACATCTCTCGGCAATATTGCGGCGGGGGTGGGCCGAGATAAGTTGCCGACGCTTGTTCGGGCTTTCGGGAAGATACGAACAAAAGGAAAGGCAACAATGGAAGAGTTGAATATGTTGCTTGAAGCTGGCGTTCCTATCCTTGACGAACTGGCAAAGAATTATGGCGTTTCGACGGCAGAATTATTCAAGATGATTTCAGCAGGGAAGGTTGGGTTTGATGATGTAGATGCCGCATTAAAGAATCTATCATCTGGAAGTGGGAAATTTGCCAATTTGATGATAAAGCAAAGTAAAACTTTTTTTGGTGTACTTTCAAATCTTAAAGATTTTATCATTATCAATGCAATCGCAATCGGTAAAGAGCTTTTGCCACAAGCCAAAGCACTGGCAAATTCAATTATAAATATTCTTGAAGCTAATCGAAAGCTTATAAAGGGTCGATTTGTCAAGTTCTTCAAAAGCCTTGCCGTTGCAATGGGCCTTATATTCAAGGCCGGTTTAGCGGTTGCCGAGGGGATTATAAATATAACGGACGCATTCGGGGGCTTGGGCGAGGTTATAAAAGGCGTTGTAATTGCGATGCTTGCTTTCACAGGGATTCAAGTCTTGTCGGCAATAGGGTCTATTACTACAGCTATTTTTGGTCTTGTTAAGGGAATGAAAACCTTAAAAATTGCAATGATAGCAACGCAAGCGTCGGCGCTTTTAATGCCGATATTGATCGGGGCGGCAGTTATTGCTCTTGGATTAATCATTGAAGATATAATTGGATTCTTTAGAGGCAAGGATTCAATCACCGGATTGATTGTTGATGCCTTTGAAAAGAAGTTGCCTGATGCGTTTCTTGCCACAAAAGCGGCTTTATTTGCTATTAAGGAAACAGTTGGAATTGTCATTGACGAATTCAAGTTATTGTTCGGATTCTTAAATGAATTCCTGATATTAAACCCACTTAAAGCAATCAAGGATTTTGACTTAGAAGGCGCGGCAAACTTTATATTTGGGAATGCGCCAACCCCCGCAACGGCTCCGGCTGGTGGTGGGTCACAAAGCAATCAGATTAGTATCAGCGCGCCCGTAACCGTGACAGTCCCCCCTGGCACTCCGGCTGAATTAGTCGGGGAATCCATAACCGAAGGCGTGGAGAGAGTATTCGGCGGCATGATCAGGCAAGCATCAAGAGCAACTGAACCGGTAACGGAGTTTTAATGGCTGATATTTTTAACATAATAACGGGCAAGGATAAAAGAGTTGCTTTGTCATATTTGTCCGGGGAAGATGCGGAAGCTCTTGAGCTTTTGAAGATAGATGCAACGAGAGCCGAAGAACATTCTTTCAAAGCGAAAGCCACTCAACATGAAGTTGAAGACGGCGCCAATATAACAGATCATGTTATTAAAACAGGACGCACCGTTACACTTAATGGCGTTATCTCTGATGATCCTATAAGTATAACAGCCGCAGCCGTTGGAGGCATTGCCGGAATAACAGGAAGTTTAGTGCCAGGGCTAGGCGGGGCAGTTGCTACGGGGGTCGTTGCAAAAGTGGGAAGCGAATTAATATCAAACGGCTCAAAGCCATCAAAAGATGCAATAGATATCCTTGAATATATCTATGAAGAAAATATTCCATTGATGATAACAACATCTATCAAGACTTATACAAATATGATTATGGAATCATTGAACATTCCAAGGAATTCCAGAAATGCCAATTCGCTTGAATTTAGCGCATCTTTTAGAGAGATCCGGATAATTGAAAATGAAGTAGTTGAGATTCCCCTTGCCGCTACTGAGGTCGATGGTGCGATTAAGGAAACAAAGGGCGGTAAGAAGCCGAGCGTTCCACCTGATGCACAAACGGCGGCTTCGGGATCTACGTTATTATTTAAAATCGGAGGATT